TCACCGCTTTACCGGAAGTAGTACCGCCGAAGAAAAAGGCGTAGTTGCTGCCCGTCGTGCGGTTTTGAGGCTTGTCCCTTGATTTGAAAAGCCCTGAAAAGATACCCACTTAAATCACTCTCCTTCAAAATGAGCAAAAGAAAAGCACCTGCTCATACGAACAGATGCTTTGAAATATTCAGATATTTTGGCTCTTATTTCAATTCTGCATTCCAACTTGAAATAACGGCTCAGTATATGCTTGCTTGTTTCATTTTCTATGATAATCGGTTCTTGCGAAGTTTCCGACTTGAACTGCAAAAACCTTTGATTTCGCTCCGAAAATGCAGTGCTTATTCGCTGAGTAGCCAGTCAATCAAATTCAGTGACTTTATGCCATCATAGGAATTGATGAAGCTGCGATCCATAGAAAGCACGATTTTTTCGTAGTTATCCCCAATCATACGCAGCGGACGAAGCTCCCGTTCACGGGTCTCCGCGGAAAGCATACTTTCCGTTACCTGAATATATACCTTGTTGTTCGGCTTTTCCGCAACGAAGTCGACCTCCGTCTCTCCGACCTTCCCGATATATACCCGATAGTCACGGCGCAGCAGTTCCAGAAATACGATATTCTCAATGATATGCCCGCGATCTGCATCTCGGTAGCCCAGAAGCATATTGCGAAAACCCATGTCGATGATATAGTTCTTTCCAAGAGTTTTGAGCAGCTGCTTTCCTTTTACATCATACCGACCGACAGAGAAGAATACAAACGCATTGCGGAGCATGGAAATATATTTATCCACCGTTTTTCCCGCAATGTTCTTCTGCTTGCCGGTTTGAATGTCGCCCTCGTTGGAGAGTACATTTCCGATGCTGTTCGGAGAAGTGATGCTGCCGATATTGGAGCATAAAAACAGCATGATTTTTTGAAGCATGGCTTGATCTGTGCCATTATTGCGCTGCAAAATATCACGCAGCACCACGGTCGAATAGATACCTTCCAGTGCCTGATTGCTTCTCGCTTCGTTGAACTTGTATTCTCTCAGAATCGGCATCCCTCCGAACTGGAGATACTTCTGGAACTTTTCGTCCATTGTCACATCGGGGGCAAACTCGTAGAAGTCCAAAAACTCCTTGAAGGACAGCGGCAGCACCCGTATCTCTACATATCTGCCGGAGAGCAGCGTAGAAAATTCCGTAGACAGCAGATAGGCATTGGAACCCGTGATATAAATGTCTACATCATAATCCAAGCGGAAGGACTCGATTGCTTTTTCCCAATGCTCTACAGTCTGCAGTTCATCGAATATAAGGTAGGTCTTTCCGTCTTTGGCGATCTGCTTGCTGACATAATCATAAAAAGAAAGGTAATTGTTCAGGTCACGGTAACGCAAGGATTCCATGTTCATGTGAACGATCCGGGAATCCGGCACGCCGTTCTCCAACAGATAGTGATGAAACAGATCCAGCAAGGATGATTTTCCGCAGCGGCGAATACCTGTAACGATCTTCACCAGATCTACATCTTTGTTTTGAATCAGCTGATTCAGATATTGGGGGCGGTTGATCAATTCAGCCATAATGCACCTCCTGACTTTCTTGATTCTATTATACCCGAAAAATCAAAAAAGTCAATAGTTTTGGAGTTGTAAGTCCGAAACTCTGCTGAATAATAGAGTTTCCGACTTTATTCGACTGATATTTTGACGATGGGTCTCAAATGAACAACAGCCCACGGCTATCATAGACCGAAGCTCCGTTATCATTGCCGCAGCGGATAGCGCGGTCGAGTGCCATGATCGTTGCCACAGCACCGTCGATTTTCTCCGTGGACTTTTCCTTGTCCGGCTTGATGTTTCCGGCAGGGTCGGTGCGGATGAAAATGTTGTCCATCATCCAGCGCAGGACGGGATGACCGCCGTGGGCAATGTGCTGTTCCAGCACCAGCTTCATCAGCTCCTTGGTGGGCGGGGACATATCCTTGAAGCCCTGTCCGAAAGGAACGACCGTGAAGCCCATGCCCTCAAGGTTCTGCACCATCTGCACAGCGCCCCAACGGTCGAAGGCAATCTCTCGAATATTAAAACGCTCACCCAGGCTCTCGATGAACTTCTCGATGTAGCCGTAGTGAACGACATTGCCTTCCGTGGTCTGTAAAAAGCCTTGCCGCTCCCATACATCGTATGGCACATGGTCGCGCCGGACTCGGAGGTCGAGGTTGTCTTCCGGTATCCAGAAGTACGGCAGGATGCTGTATTTATCATTCTCGTCCTCCGGTGGAAACACCAGAACGAATGCCGTAATATCCGTTGTGGAGGACAAGTCCAGACCGCCGTAACAGACACGGCCTTCCAAATCGTCCTCGCTGACGGCGAACTCGCATTTGTCCCACTTATCCATCGGCATCCAGCGCACCGCCTGTTTGACCCATTGGTTCAGGCGAAGCTGGCGGAAGGAGTTCTCTTCACCGGGGTTCTGCTTTGCCGACTCGCAGGCGTCTTTGACCTTGTCGATGCCAACCGTGATGCCGAGGGACGGATTGGCTTTCTTCCAGACCTTCGGGTCCGTCCAATCGTCCGATTCCTCCGCACCGTAGATGACGGGATAGAAGGTGTGGTCGATCTTGCGTCCCTCGATGATGTCCTTGGCCTTCTGGTGGATCTCATAGCAGATGGACTTTGTATCGTTTCCGGCTGTAGTGATGAGGAAATACAGCGGCTGCATACGGGCGTCACCGGAGCCTTTGGTCATGACATCAAAGAGTTTGCGGTTGGGCTGGGTGTGCAGCTCGTCGAATACCACACCGTGTGTATTGAAGCCGTGCTTGTTGCCGACATCGGCGGAGAGCACCTGGTAGATACTACCCGTTGGCTGATAAATGAGCCGCTTCTGGGAATCCAGTATCTTGACCCGCTTGGAGAGCGCAGGACACATCCGCACCATGTCAGCCGCCACATTGAAAACGATGGATGCTTGCTGACGGTCGGCGGCACAGCCGTAGACCTCGGCGCGTTCCTCTCCGTCACCGCAGGTGAGCAGAAGCGCCACGGCAGCGGCAAGTTCCGATTTGCCTTGCTTCTTGGGGATCTCGATGTAGGCGGTGTTGAACTGCCGATAGCCGTTGGGCTTGAGGACACCGAAAATGTCCCGGATGATCTGCTCCTGCCAGTCAATCAGCTCAAAGGGCTTTCTCGCCCAGGTACCCTTGGTATGGCAGAGGCTCTCGATGAACATCACAGCATAATCCGCTGCGTCCACATCGTAGCGGGAGGTTTTCTCCATGAACCTTGTCGGCTTGTAGTTTTTCAGCTTTCGCAATTTCTCACCCCCTCCGGCAGAGCAATAAAAATAGCCGCCACCGAAATCGGTGCGACCTTCCGTACAACGAGCAGCAGCCCCTTTCGGAGCCGTTGCTTTGAAATTTCGGTTTTTTACCAGTTCTCGCTGTGGAGCAGAAGCTCCAGCGCAAGCTGCGTGTTCTCATCGGTGGGCTCAATGTCCCAGCCTCTGTCGTAGTTGCAAACAATGTATCCGTCCCGCTTGAACATTAGCTTGGAAATGCGTCCGCCGTCGATGCCCCATTCAGAACCTTTGTCGTACTGCTTCATCCAGTAGTGAAAAACCTCGCCGTTTACCTTGATGCTGCTTTCTTTCCACATAACCGTGTACCTCCGTTTGTTTTGTTGTGAGTGTATATTACCGTCATGTCCGGGATATATCCAGTCATTTCGGAGGCATATAGTACACGATCATTCGGGGTGGAAACTGTGTATATTACAGCGGTTCTCCCGTGAGAATGAAATGCACATATTCACCTCGGTGCTCTTCGAGGAATACCACCAGTTCGTAAAACCGCATCGCATTGGCAATATTCTGCACCATCGGCACATCAAACATATTCGAGCGCCCGGTTTTGCGGACGGCAAGAATCTGCTCTCGGATTTTCTCAGTCATTGTCGCACCTCCGGCAGATGTCCTCGCCGTAAGCCACGCTCAGACCGCAGCCGTTATCCCAGGCAACCATGATGCTGCCGATGTCATCCACACCTCGCACGGTGCCTTTCGTGCCGACAGGCGGTGCCTGTGGGTCATCCATCTGAACAAGCTCCACATGGGTGCCGACCGGGTATTCCTTACGGATACGCTCGACCGTCTCTTTACTCGGAAATCTCATGCTGCGCACCTCCGTTTCTGAAAGCCGAAGAGCCGGAGAGGTTCTTCAGCAGGATTTTTCGAGCAGCTTTGTATTCATCACCAATGAAACCCAGCCGAAGCAGGAAACAACGGAATGCGTACTTCTCATTTTCAATCGGTTTTTCGGAAGAATTGACACGGCTTTGATTTCGTGCCATTTCGCACAGCTTGCAGATAAAGGTGTCGTAGGCTTTCATCTCGTCCGGGGTTGGAGTCGCCGGGAACCAAGGGAAGGATACCTTCGTGTCCGTGATCTCCAACGGCAGATCGTCCACACCAAGGGCTTTCTTGATAAGACCACCCTTGGCGGCAATGAGTGCCTTGAGGTTTTCCAGATTGCTGTCGGTGAACAGGCTCCTCGGCATGGAAATGCAGACGGCGCAAGGCTCTTCCACGTCATCAGTGTGGCTCTGGTCGATGTCAAAGCCCTCATCGTAGATGTGCTGAAGAAGTCGCTCGATGACCTCGCTGTCGGCACGGTCATCAAAGGAAAGGCTGCCGTTTCGGTCGATGGTGAAGTAATCCACCTCATAGTTGAATGTGGGTGCGCCACAGTACTTTGCGGGGGCACCGAGCCAGTCGGAGATGGTCTGCACCAGCCGCTTGCGCTCTGCGCCCTGTGCATGGATTGTAATCGTCATGTTCGTGACCTCCTTGTTTTATGGTAGTCACATATTACCGTCAGGTTGTGCACTTATCCAGCTATATCTGCACATTTCCGGTGTAGATTATATCGGCGCATTATCGCCGCCGGACTGTGCATACCACACAATTCCGCAGAGTACGAACCATACGCACGGGAGTGCCACGCCGTTGCCCCACATCTTATATTCCGCACTGTCGGAATACGGGTCTTTCAGCCACTTTGCGACCTGCTTGTCGGACTTCATTTTGCAGTCGGTCACTTCGGAGTAGGTCTTGAACACCTTATGCCAGAAGTACATTTCCTCATCGGTCGGTTTTTCCGTGCCGAGGTCGGCGCACCAGTTGTCCGGGAAGCCTTGAAGTCTGGCACACTCGGTGGGCGTCAAACGGCGGACGGTGTATCCGCTTTGGATAGCACCCGGTCCTTTTGCCACCAGTGTCGGCTGAAGCTCCTTTTCAAAGGTCGGAGCGAACTTGGCGTTCTGCCCCTGGTTGAAGGTATCTCTGCCTATGCCGTAGCAAACGGCGGTGGGGTCTTTGTAGTCACGGGCAAGGACGGTAGGAGCCTTATCTTCGGAAACCTGGGCGAAGCTACCCGTGGTCATGCTGTACACGGCATGGCGGTCAACGGTGTTGAGGGTGAAAGATACATCTTCGTTGATGCCGTCGCCCTGGGGATCGTTTTTGTCTTCACGGCCGATTATGGAGCCTTGCAGCACATAGGTCTGCTGTTTCGTCCCGGCATTGGCGCACACCACAGCGGAGCGGTCGCCCAGGTCACGAACTTCATCACGCTGATTTTGCGTGAAAGCAACAACGGCAATGCCGCCCTGATTGCAGGAGGGGTTGCCGCCGTTGCCGTCAAGTGTCCGTGCGGTTTCGGCTTCGTAGATGCCACTGTGGGGATTATCCGACTTCATGGCATTGGAGTCCTTGGAGCAGATGCCGAATGGCTGAAGGACGCAGGTGAAGTTGTCCTTGTCCGGCATCCGCTGATTTCCACCTGCGTTCTGTTTGGTGAGAGTCGGAGAAACCTGCCCGCCGTCCCAGCCGCAAGGCTCGAACAGCGTCTGGTCGTTGTTACAGGACAGAGTCGCGGACTTATTCTCCTGAATGAGCGCACCCTTGCCGCCGCCTTCGCAGCCGGAGCGGATCTTCATCACAAGCGGTACATTGTTGCCGCCCGTGCCCATGCGTGAGGTCAGTGTCTGCACATTCCCGTCCTCGGAAAGTTTGACCCTGCTGTCGGTCGGATGGTTTTCCAGCGCCACCGCCGCAGGAACAACGCCTGCACGGAGTGTGGGAGAACACTCTTCCTCATAGCCGATGGTGCGGCTCTTTGCGGAATGCTCGGTGCAGAAGCCTGCCGACTCCATGACACATGGCGGATGGTGTGCTTCTGCTCGGAGTGTGGATGTAACCTCCTCTGTGATGTCCATTCGGTTGCCGCCCTGGTCGTTCAGCACGATGCCGTTGCGACCGGTAGACATTCCGCAGTTAACGCCGAGGGTGGAAGAAACCTCCTCGGTCAGACAGCCGTTGTATCCGTCATAGCCTGCCGCTCCAGCGCAAGGCGTAAAATTTCCGGCAGTTCTTTGCCACGAGCGGAAGCCCTCCGCAGAATACCCAGACAAGCCTTCTGACTCAAATAGTATTTTCCCGGCACTTCCGCCTGCAAGATCTGCGATAAGGTAGATGCGGCGTCTTCGCTGGGGAACTCCCCAGTATTGTGCGTCAAGAGTTCTGTACGCAACGCTCCATCCGTCTCCCATGTATAGGTCGGCGTAGGGCCATCGTGCTTTTTCAGGCATAGGCACCTGGGCATTCGGCTCGGCGATGCCGATGACCGCTTCGAGAACGGCTTTGAAGTCCTCGCCCTTGTTCGAGGAGAAGGCGCCAGGGACGTTCTCCCATACGATGTATCTTGGATATCTGCCACCTGTGGCACACCTCATTTCTTTGATAATGCGGACGGCTTCATAAAAAAGACTGGAACGGGAACCGTCCAGACCGTCTCTTCGGCCTGCCACGCTCATGTCCTGGCATGGGCTGCCGAAGGTGATAATGTCCACAGGCTCGATCTTGCCGCCGTCCATAGCGGAGATGTTCCCGTAGTGTTTCATAAATGGCAGACGCTTGGTGGTCACCCGAATGGGAAACGGCTCAATTTCCGATGCCCACACAGGAGTGATACCCGCAAGCAGCCCACCCAAGGGAAAACCCCCGGAGCCGTCAAACAGGCTTCCGAGGGTTAAAGGCTTATTCATCATGGGGTGCTACCTCGCTAAACTTGTATTCCTTGCCGTCACGCAGAACAATGACCTTCTCAACCGTGCCGACCTGCTCTATGTATCTGCGGACAATGACATCGCAAAATTTCTCGTCCAGTTCGATGGTACAGCAGATACGGTCGGTTTGCTCACAAGCAATGAGCGTGGAGCCGGAACCGCCGAAGGGGTCAAGAACCACGCTGTTTGCCATAGAGCTGTTCTGAATGGGATAGGCAAGCAGCGGAATCGGCTTCATGGTAGGATGGTCGCCGTTTTTCTTGGGCTTGTCGAACTCCCAAATGGTGGACTCTTTGCGCCCGGTGTACCACTGGTGCTTGCCTTTCTTCTTCCAGCCGTAGAGGCACGGCTCGTGCTGCCACTGGTACGGGGAGCGTCCCAGCACCAGCGACTGCTTCTTCCAGATACAGCAGCCGGAGAGATAGAACCCAGCAGCGGCAAAAGCCTTTCGGAAGTTCAGCCCCTCGGTGTCGGCGTGGAACACATAGATGGAGGCATCGTCCGCCATGACCTTCTCCATATTGGAAAAGGCATCGAAGAGGAAGTCAAAAAACTTCTCCGATGCCATGTTGTCGTTTTTGATTTTCCCGGCGCTGCCCTCGTAGTTCACATTGTAGGGCGGGTCGGTGATGACGAGGTTTGCTTTGCGGCCGTCCATGAGAGCGGTGTAGGTTTCCCCCTTGGTACTGTCGCCGCAGATGAGCCGATGCCGCCCCAGCATCCAGATGTCGCCGGACTTCGTGAAGGTCGGCTTTTGCAGCTCGGCATCCACATCGAAATCATCCTCTTCGGCTTCAATGCCATCGTCAAAGAGCTTGGACAGTTCCTTTTCGTTAAAACCGGTGAGGAGCGGGTCAAAGTCCGCCGCCTGCAGAGACTCGATCTCCACACGCAGGAGTTCTTCATCCCAGCCTGCGTCCATCGCCATGCGGTTGTCGGCGATGATGTAGGCTTTCTTCTGGGCTTCGGTGAGGTGGTCGGCAAAGACGCATGGCACCTCAGAGATGCCTTCTTCCTTGGCGGCAAGAATGCGACCGTGACCGGCAATTACGCCATAGTCACGGTCGATGATGACTGGGTTGATAAAGCCGAACTCACGGAGCGAGGAGCGGAGTTTATTGATCTGCTCCGGGCTGTGTGTCCGGGCGTTATTGACATAGGGAACCAGCTTCGTGATGGGGACGAGCTGCATTTCGGTCGTTGTTTTCATCAGACCAGCCCCCATTCCGCAAACTTCTCAAAGCCGCCGACCGAGCGGATGTAGTTTCGAGCAATCTCCACGATTTTCTCATACGGTCTGCCGTCTACGGTGTCATCACCAATGGCGCAGCAGAGCGTTACGGGCTTGCCGGTTTCCTGGGCTTTGAGAAAAGCATAGATGTTGACAGACACATCTGCCTTGGAGAGATCCTTGCCGTGCAGACCGCCGCCGGTCACCGAGTCGGCCATATCTGAACCGAGCTTGCGGTTGGTTGCGCCGGTGTCCACATCGGTGCCGCCCGTCCAGTCACCGAGCGGGTTGATCTCCGCAACGGGATACAGCTTTCGGAGTGCATCCGAAGGCGCATTGCTCTGACAGAGGATGAGCCGGTCGCCGTCCAGGATGTACTTGCCGTCATTTGGATACACGGAGAAAATGTTCCGTGCGATCTGCGACAGCTTTTTCTGCTCCTCGGTCACGGGCGTTCCTTTGAAGATGCCGTTATCGCCGCAGCGGACGCCGTCTGCCTGGTTGTCGGCGAGGTGACCGTCCTGCGGCACTTCTACATAGTCCACGGCGAGATTTCCGGCAATGCGGTGGACGGCAGCGGTGACACCCGCCTTGTCCAGATAAACAGAAGTTTCCGCAATGATGTAGCACACGCCGTGACCGATGAGCACTTCCACGGCGATGCGGGGATTTTCTGCTTTCTTGTATGCCAGGTCAACGAGCGCACCGGCAATTCTGTCTGCCACCTTATCCGGGTGGCAGGGATTTACTTTTTCAAACATGGTGTTACCCCTTTCTTGCACGGAGCAGGCGTTCCATAAGGTCGTCCTGCGGCGTTGACTCGCCGTATTCCGTGCTGCAGTTTTCTTTCACGATCTGGAAAATCTCATTCCAGAGCCGAACCGCCTGGTTCATGTAGTTGATGCCGATGTTAATAAACGGAGACGGGATCGGCTTTCCCGTGGTGGGGTGCTTGGAGAGGAAACCCATGCGGTTGGTCATTTCCTCGCACTGCACCCAGCGGGCGGAACACATGGCGTAGCGCTCCAAGAGCTGCGGCGACACCTTTGCGGCACAGCCGATGCCTTTGAGCCACTGCCAGGTTTCCGTGTAAATTTCCTGCGCCTGCAGGACGCTGCCGTCCCTCTGCTCGGCGGAAAGAAAATCATGGGGCTTCGGCATGACAACACCCTCGACTTCGGGAATATCCAGCACTTCAAGTTTTCTGCCGCTGGGATTCCCGTTTTCGGCCTTGTCCTTGACTGCGGATTTCTTCCTTCCCGCACCGGGTCTTGCACCGCCGCGCCCGCCTGTGTTATTCGATTTTGTGGGCATCCGAGTTCACCTCCCTTAATTACCCTTTTGATTTCGCCTTTTTCGCGCACGTGACCCCGGACCGTTGCCCGACCGAAAAGGTCCCAGAGATTTTCATCCCCCTACCGGTCGCCGAGGTCGTGATGGATCTTGGTGTGGCAGGACTGACAAAGGCTCATGAGGTTGTCCCTTGCGTGAGTGCCGCCTTTGGAAACGGGCAGGATGTGGTGAACTTCCTGTACCGGAGTCAGCCGACCTTCCCTGAGACACATCACACAGAGGGGATGCTCTGCCGCATAGCGGTCACGGATGCGTTTCCACGCTCTGCCGTACTTGCGGTTGACATCGGAGCTGCGCTCGTATTTGTCGTACTTGCGGCGTTCCTCCACACGGTGCTGTTCACAAAACTGTCCTTCACAGAGGTTGGGGCAGCCGGGATGAGAGCAGGGTCTGAGTGGTCGCTTTGGCATTCGTTCACCTCCTTCGGACATAAGAAAAGCCCTCGAAGGATTGCTCCCTCGAAGGCTCGTCTTTATATTCTTTGCTGATTATATCATACCATAATGTGGCGGTGGACATCTACGGACAAAGCAGGACATTTCGGGCGCATTTATATGACGATGGGGTTTTCGGGGACTTTTACCTTGAGGAGAGCCTCACCGTGCCAGCGGCGAATGGTTCTCGCATCGGCATTCAGTTCGTTTCCTATCTGCTCCCATGTGCAGTTGTGGATGTAACGGTAACGGAGAACGAGCCGCTCATCCGTATTCCGCACAGCTTCAATGACCGTTCGTATCTGCTTTTTCAGACAGACAAGGGTGTCGATTTCCTTGTTGATGGTATCCTCCAAGTCCATGATTTTCTCAAGGCTCCGTACAAAGGGGGCTTCCGTACTGCGGGAAGTCTGCACCTTTTCGCCCCAAGACGGAGAGGATATGCTGCTTGCCATTTCACGAAGCATGGTGACTTCTTCGATATTGGAGTTTATACGCTGATCGAGGCGGTAAGCCTGACTCAAGTATTCCTTTGCTGTCATGCCGCCACCTCCGTTTGCAGTTTTCGCATCAGAAGTTCTCCGTCAACCGAAGTCAATGTGCTGTACCACGAGGAACGGAAGAAACTCTCACAATCATTCCTCATTTGCCTTGCTTCGGCATCCCTTGGATATTTCTTCAGCTTTTTCAGGGCTTTCATATAGTCCTTCGACGCTTGGATCACTATGGCATTCGCCAGTTCTTCAAAAGGGTTCATATTCTGTACCTCCGAATTTTTTATATTTCTCGGATCGGCACGGATTTTCATAGATTGTCACAGATTGGCTTTGACCGCCGCTATCAATGCGGACTGCGTCTTGTCCTTCCGCTGAAGGGCTTTCAGAATGTCCTCGTCAATGGTACCGGCGGTGATGATATGCATGACCACCACGGTGTCGGAAATCTGACCTTGCCGCCACAGCCTTGCGTTTGTCTGACTGTAAAGCTCAAGGCTCCAGGTCATGCCGAACCACACGATGGTGCTGCCGCCGCTTTGAAGATTCAGCCCGTGTCCTGCAGATGCCGGATGAATAAGGGCAACGGGAAGCTCGCCGCTGTTCCATCTGCGGATACTTTCGGAACTGTCCATCCTCGAAAACGGGATATGCAGTTTGTGCAGCCGTTTTTCGATGCGGTCACAGTCGGACTGATACCAGTACGCCACCAGAAGAGGTTTTCCGTTGGCGGCTTCGATGATGTCCTCCAAAGCGTCCAGTTTGCGGTCGTGGATGAGATGGCACTCGCCGAACTCGTCATAAATCGCACCGTTTGCCATCTGTGTCAGCTTTCCGCAGAGGACGGCGGCATTAGCGGCAGTGATTTCCTTGTCTTTGCCGAGCTTCATCACATACTCGGATTTGAAATCCTCATAGGTCCGGGTTTCCGCATTGCTCATAACGGCGGGATACGCTGTGCTGACCAGTTCTGGCATTTTGAGATGGTCGGTGGACTTCATCGAAATGGTGATGTCGGAGATCGCATCATATATGGCTTGTTCGGCGAACGGCAGCGGCTTATAGGAATACACGATCTGACCGTTGCGCTTGTCCGGGGTGAAGTAGTTGAGACGGTAGTTTGAGATGAACCGTCCGAGGCGTTTGCCCATATCAAGCACCCGGAACTCTGCCCACAAGTCCATCAGACCGTTTCCGGCGGGAGTGCCGGTCAGACCCACGATGCGTTTTACAAGAGGTCTGACTTTCAGCAGGCTCTTGAACCGCTTTGCCTTGCCGTTCTTGAAGGAGGAAAGCTCATCAATCACCACCATATCGAAGTCGAACGGGATGCCGCTTTCCTCGATGAGCCATGAGACATTCTCACGGTTGATTATGTAGATGTGGGCTTTCTTTCGGAGAGCCGCTTTGCGTTCAGCCTCGGTGCCGACAGCCACGGAGCAGATGAGGTGCCGGAGATGATCCCACTTATCGACCTCGGCAGTCCATGTATCCCGTGCCACACGCAGCGGAGCGATAACGAGAACCTTCCGTACATCGAAGCTGTCGAAAAGGAGGTCGTTGATGGCGGTCAGCGTGATGCTTGTCTTACCCAAGCCCATATCCAGCAGGACGGCGGCGATGGGGTTTTCCTTGATGAAGTTGATGGCATATTTCTGATAGTCATGCGGTTCGTATATCATCAAGAATCCCTCCGATCTGGTTCATATCGTTAAGGAGATACACCTTGAAACCGAGATGCTGAAGCAAGCCATGCCTTGATACCTGCAACGGACGGGGCTTTTTGCCCGGAGCCTTTACTTCCACAAATGCAAACTTCCCATAAGGAAGAAGCACGATGCGGTCGGGCATTCCGTCAAAACCTGGGCTGACGAACTTGGGCGCGATACCTCCCATATTTTTCACGGCTTTGACGAGACCCTGTTCTATTTGTTTTTCGCTTTTCATATTTGTCCTTTCTGGAACAACGGAACGAGTGGAACAACCATTTCCTTATGTTCCTATACGTGCGTATATGCAGGTCTTTATCTCTTTATCGCCGAACAAATATAAGGGGAAAAGTTGTTCCTGTTCCGCATCTTGTTCCGCAGTTAGCCTTTTTCGTAAATTCGCTGCTTACCGTAGAGGGGCAGTCGTTTGGCGGCGGCACCGCGTTTCCAACCGGGAATCTGCGTCATAAGGGCAGCGATGGCATAGCTGTCGGCAGACTTCAGTTCGGAGAGGTTCTTGCCGAAGCACTCGCACCATATTTCCGCATTGGATACGGTCGTGCGTTCCGTGGCGCCTTTGACAGCGGTCGGATCGCCGGAGAGGAAACTGCGACGGGCATACACATCCATATCGTCCCATCCTTCGGGAAGGAGGGTGTTCAGATACTCCTCGACCATGCCGACACGTTCGTCCACCTCCATAGCGTTCCGCTGCACCTTCTCGGACTCGGCGAGGATATCGCCTTCGAGATACAGCTTTTCGCCGGACTCCCAGATAGCCTTCGCCTCTGACCAGAACTGATCGCGGTCTGCCTGGGTGAAGTGCCAGCTCTGCTTCTGTGTTTTCTGATGCACTTTGATGATCCAGAAACGGCGGTTGCCCGTGATGTCACGGAGGTAGCCCCGTTCACCGTTGACCGTGCCGATGATGATGCACTGGCGGGGGTGGCTTTCGACCACTCTGCCGTAGCTCGGACGGTATTTGTCATCAGAGGTGGAGAGGAAGGATTTCACCTTTTCAATGTCGGCTTTTTTCATTCCGGCAAGCTCTCCGATCTCGACCACCCAGAAGCCTTGCAGTTTTTCCGCTCCGGCTTTATCGTCCATATCGGTCAGCGAGAGGGATTCGGAGTAGTATTCAGGCGTGACGAGGTCTTTTACGATGGAGCTTTTGCCGATGCCCTGTTCGCCGTCAAGGACGGGAACGCAGTCGAACTTGATGCCGGGACACAGTACCCTCGCAACAGCGGCGGCGAAGGTTTTTCTCGTGACGGTACGGACATACTCCGTATCGTCAGCCTGCAGATATTTGATGAACAGTTCCTCGACACGCTTCACGCCGTCCCACTTGGGGAGTCCGTTGAGGTAATCCCTCACAGGATGGAAATGACGGTCATCTGCCACCTTGGTAAAGGAGACGTCGTAGTTTCGTGTGGTGAACTCGCCGTAACGGATATCCACAAGCGATTTAAGCTGGGCAGAGTCGGCATCCCTCCAGAAAGAGTTTCCCTCGGGACGGTCCCACGGCATTTCACCTGTAACTTGGATGCGATTCGCCATATCGTTGAAAGCGAAGCCTTGCAAGTCGGGATCGTTTTCAAGGATGAGGTTCAAGTTCCACACGCTGTTTTCCAATGCCCCGGAGCGGGGTACGAAGTGAAGCCGCTTATGCCAGTCGGCATCATCGGAGAAATCCTCTCCGGCTTGAGCGATACGCTCGGCAGCAAGATTCTCTTTGACCGTATCGTCCGAGAGAGCAAGTTCGGTCATCTGCTTGAAGGACTTCTTCTCGTCATCATCGCCGAAGCGGTGGATGCGGACGAGGTCAAAAGCGTTCAGCAGTTTGCCGCAGGCGGGGTCCGTGGCGTGGTGGCTGTATGCGAACTTGTCATCATAGACCACGACACCGGCAGATGAATCGGCGGGGATATAGTCGTAACGCCCCTCCATTGCGGAAGGCTCATATACATCGGCGAGGTAGGTTTCAATCACGGCGGCGATACCGTAGGCACGGCAGAATGCGCCCACCACACCGGGCTTGGCGAGAGGGTCTTCCTGCTTTTTGCCGCTTGCCTCACGGACGGCGCTTTCACGGGAGGAGGTCGGAAGCAGGGAGCAGTCCTTCCAGTTCGGATGCGCCGTGAGATATACATCGGGATCGAGCCATTCGCCCTCGGTGGTCTTGCTGATGAATTCACCGTTTGCCGGAGTTGTCGGCCAATACATGAGCTGGCTCGGCTTGTAGGAGCATTCGTCAAACTGGTCGATGCCCCAATCGGAAGCGAAGTATCTGGCGAGAGCCACATACTCGTCCGGGGTTATGTCTCTCGTCAGCGGCACGATGATGCGGCAGCGAGGCTGTTCGGGTGTATGTCCGTGGGTGGTATAGAGACAGGATGAGTACCGGCACTCCGAGGCGAAACGGTCGATAAAACCAATCTCGGCATGGTCTGCGTCCATCGTGAGCATGGAGCGGCATACCACGGTCTCACGCTTGCGGCGGTTGCCTTTCAGATAACCGCCCACAAAGCCGCCTTTGTCCTTGGCACGGTCCCGGTCATCCTTTTTGAGCTTCGGATATTCCTCTACGGTTTCGGTCGTGCGGATAGTGTTTTTCAATCTTTCGCACAGGTCTTCCCATGCGGTGGTTTTGTTCGCCCAGGTCTTGGCATAGCAGCTATTGCCGTAAGCGATTGGCAGGTCACGCATTTTCAGTTACCTCCTTAAGGTCGGAATTAAAATATCGGATGGCATAGTTCTTACGCTTGGCTCGGTCAATTTCGGCAGCCATGCCGCTTGAAATCAGATCTCCGAAGACCCATAATTCGGCGCACTTGCTCATCAGCACATTTCCGAAGAACATGGCAAGCTCACGCTCTTTCGGATTGCTGTCATCCATGAACTGCGGAAACAGCAGATGCGGAGCGATGGGGAGATAGCCGCTGTCCACGGCGAATCTGCTGTATCTCTGTGCCGCCTTGACGTTTGTCTCCACATCTCCGGCATAGGGTGAGCAGATATACACAACAGGTCTGAATGCGAAGAACGCTTTTTCCTCTTTTATAATGTTTGTCATTGCCTCGTATGCGGTGGGGTCGTAATAGCCCTCCGCATTGAACTTGTTTATTCCCATAGGATTTACCTCAATCTTTCTTATAGAATTCCGTGATATACCCGTCTGCCCGGAGGAGCAGTCCATTTGCCCACGGCGGCGTTCTGCCCATCTGCTCACAGATGGCATCGAGGGATACACGAGGGTTGGCTTCAATTACGAGTTCATCGTGGATGTGCATTGTGATCGAGCAGCGGCGAAGGGTCTTCATGGCATAGCATAGAATGTCCCTCGCTGTTGCCTGAACGATATTCTCCACGAACTTGGGACCGTAGCTTTCGAGCCGTTCCCATTTCTTCGTACCGCCGACACCTTCGTAGGTAATACAGGAGCCGCCGAATCTGTTCTCGCCGATTTTCGGTTTGACGTAATTGAGCATCCTGCCGGACGGAAGGAGTATGGAGAGCATTCCGCTGCGGCAGAGAAAGCGAATGCCGTGTGTTTCGGCGGTGGTCTTATCCCGGACGGCAGTCAGCACGGCATGGTCAACGTCCCACCAGAACTTGACGATGTTGGGGTTTGCCGCTCTCCATGCCTGAACGAGCGGCTGAAGCTCCTCTTCGGTCAAGCCCATCTCTAATGCTCCCATTGCCTTCAAAGCACCCACGGAGCCGCCGTAGCCGAGAGCCAGTTCAGCGATTTTGCCTTTCTGACGGAGGTGTCCGTTGACACCGTGCTTTTCGACCGGCACTCGAAACATCTGTGATGCTGAAGCGCAGTAGACATCTTTGCCTTCAGCGAATACCGCCTGCCGCCAGGTCTCCCCGGCATACCATGCGATGACCCTCGCTTCGATTGCCGAGAAGTCAGCCACATAGAACATTGCGCCCTCACGGGGAATGAAGGCGGTGCGGATGAGCTGCGACAGCGTGTCCGGCACATCCTCATACAGCATTTTCACGGCTTCATAATTGCCGCTGCGAACAAGCCCTCTCGCTTCGGCGAGGTCGGACAGATGGTTCTGGGGCAGATTCTGCATTTGAATGAGTCTGCCTGCCCATCGACCGGTGCGGTTGGCACCGTAAAACTGAAACATCCCTCTGGCTCTGCCGTCCGAACACACAGCGTTCTGCATCGCCTGATACTTTTTCACCGAGGACTTGGCAAGCTGCTGACGGAGAACAAGGGCATTGGCGAGTTCCGGCGGCGCGGTCTTCAGCATTTCATTGACCGCCTTTTTGCCGAGGGTATCCGTTTCCAGTCCGTTGTCGGCAAGCCACGACCGCATCTGTGTTACCGAGTTGGGATTTTCCAATTCGGTGATGCGGCGCATATCGTCCATCAGTTCCTGTCTTGAAGCGGCGTCCATGCGGATGGCTGTATCTACGAGGGGGATATCCAGCCGGACTCCGCGATCATTGATTTCCTGATCAATGTGGTATTCATCCCACACGAACTCCGGCACGGGGAACTTCGTGAGCTTCTGCTGTATGCCCATTTCAGTTTCAACATCTCGGCGGTTATAGGATTTGAAGAGTGACCATTTCTCCGGGGCATCCTCCGGGCGGTTGCGTGTTCTGCCGCCGTTGCTCTTGGTCGGAGCGCACGGTGAGCAGAAATATTTGATGAGTTCCTTTCCCTCGGTAAGCTTCTGTTTGTCGAGGTTCAGCACCGCACCGACACCCTGTAGTGAAAGCGGCAATCCCATGTACGCCGCCCACACCATCGTGCATCGCCAGGAAGACGGGTCGAGGTATTCGCCCGTAGGCATTCCGAGATGCCGGGAAAGGCAGACCCTCTCAAAGTTGGCGTTGAAGGCAAACTTCAGCACGTTCTCATCGGTAAGCGAGGCGGCAATGTCTGCCGGTATTTTTTCGCCGAGTGCCAGATCGACCACATGGACTTCGCCGCCGTCAACGGCATAACCGAAGAGCAAAACCTCAAAGTCAAGGTCTTCCGTGTATTTGTAGACACCGCACTTGCCGAGGTCGGTGCCGCTGTATGTTTCGATATCAATACTTATGGTTTTCAAGAGTTGTCACCTCGCATAGCCGTAAAGGGCGGCAGGATCGCTCCCACCGCCCACGGCGGTTGATTACTTAAATTCCTTCATGCGCATCTCGTGGTATTCGAGGTCGCGCTTTTCGCGTTCTTCTTCACGCTTCGCCCTGCGGCGATTATCGAAGATGTCGGCGATGGAGTGGATCAGGAAGGTCACTCCGAGAAGAGCGTAGATGGACAGGAGTCCGATACAGAGGATGGTGGTAATGGTTTCAGTCATGATTCAGCCCTCCTTATGCCAGAAAATCGTCATCGTCATCGGTGTCGAAATCGGATTCAGCCGAAGCCTTACCGCCGAGGGGTTCACCGTCACGAATCTTCTGAAGGTTGTTCAGACCGCAGGCAATACCGCGGTTGCCGTTGCTGTTGAAAGCGTAGAAGTTGATGGAGGCTCTGCCGTACACGCCGGAGTAGACCTCGCTGCGGACGAGGATGGGATTGCGGTCAGCGTCCACGATGCCGGGAGCGGTGGTGGAGTTGGCATTCACGAAGTAACATCCTGCGTAGGCGGGATCATCGGGGCGTTCGGTATCGCCGTCACGCAGAGGGTTCTTGATGACGGAGAGAGCCGGGACGGACTTGCCGTTGCCCTTGAGCTTCGCTTCGCCCTCGTGGTAGGCGGCTTCAATGGCAGACTTGATCTTCTGGACGGTGACGGTATCGCTTTTGGGGATGATGAGGCTGACGGAGAACTTGGGAGCGCCGCCGTTGATTGACTTTGCTTCCCAGACGTTTGCGTAAGACCAGCGGGTGTCTTTGCCGGTGATGACCTTCATGGGGTTGTTGACTTTGGTAGTGTTGTTAGACATAATCGTTTACTCCTTTAATTTTCAAAATCTGATGCCGCGGTGTTCATAGCCGGACGCTTGTCGGACATCGGAACGAGCGTGGGCTTTCCCTGGGGCTTCGTGATGAAGCGGCTGAGGATTTCGTCAAACTTGGCTTTGCCGAGCGTTTTCTGCATCTCGGTAATGCCGAGCAGTTTCTGTTCGTAGGGGTCGTGACCGGCGGCAATGACCGCTGCGGCTGCGAGCCTTTCGTCTGTGTACTTGCGGTTGGAGCGTCCCTCGACAACCTTCCATCCGTTCCATGCCTTACCGCTGATGGCGGCCTGCAAGGCATATTCCTTGATGTCGTTTGCCCAGGAAACGAGGTCATCGACCTTGGCGAGAACCTCTTCGACCTCCTCATCGGTGAGAAGCGGAGGTTCGGCGAAGTCGTAAGCGGCAAGAGCAAGGTTCGCTCTGGCGCGTTCCCGGCAGTCCGCTTTCGCCTTGCAGAACTGACACCATTCGCCGCAATGGAACTCGCCCTCACCTTTGAAGGCAAGCTCGGCGGTCGGCTTCAGAATGGTCTCTGCCCATTCGAGAAGCTCGGCGGTCGAAACGGTGTAGGTGCTGACGTTGGAGCGGCGGGGCT